ATCGGATTATTGGAGAAGTAATTTGGATGATGATATCAGATATGTCGAGTCTTACGACCCAATGGATTTGTTCAGAAAATTTAAAACACCTGTCTTTGTTTTTGATGGAGATAGTAGAAGTCCAAGAAAAGATAACGCATTCATTATAAATGCAAACCTTAAAGAGTTCGAGTTTTATAAGGTCGTGGATGCCTTCACAGCATTTCAGGAAATCAGCATGTTTATTGGTGGTGTTCTGGGAATTGGTGAAAGAGAAATGGTAGAAATTGAAGACAAATACAAAATTCCGCAACATGGATTCGACAAATGGAGTTTCAGAAGAGAACCATCAAAAAGACGATAAGATTAGATTCACCCAAACTGGTGATATGATAAGAACTCGACTCGATGAACTTCCACCAAAGGAAAGAGAAAGGATTCTAGCGTACATGAAAATGATGGACACTGATGAAGAACCGGAGATATATTTGGTTGATATGAAACTGGAAGTTGATGATTTAAGTTATTTACCATTTGATTTTATTGCCTCGGCATTACGAGATGCAATTAATGATAACAATTTTGAAGATGCTGCTGATTATCGTGATGAAATAGTGAGACGGGGTTACAACATAGAAATAACTAAAAAACAGTTAATATTAACTTTAAATAATAATTCTTAAATAAAAACAAACACAATGAAGGAAACGTTTTACGAAATGCACAGGTCTGAAGCAGTTCAGGTATTATTGGGAAAAGATAAACTGGCGAGAACATACACCAATTTGAAACTGGCAGACCTACTAGAAAAACATTTTCCAGAGAAAAAGAGATTATATCTGGTTAGAGAAGATAACATTGACTTGGAAGGTGATATCCTGACAGCCAAAACATTTTAAATGAAAGAAACAGTAGAGAAAATTGATATTGTACCAGCAGTATTTATTCGATACCGGGAAGACGGGAATGCACTTCTCAGATGTCTTCAAGGTAAAGGTACAGTAGACCGGGCATTCGAACCTAGAATAATTAAGGGAATCGAAAACCCAAAGTATTTACTGATAGGTATCATGACTGGTGATAATATGATGAGATTGACAATTGGTGATGGTAGTGATTTTGAAAACCTGTTTCATGAGAAATGGGACGTTCTTTTAAAATAATGGGGATGGTTTTGGTTTTGACAGCGTGTCAGAGCGATAACGTAAGCAAGTGGTAGTTGAATCAGACTACGTTAAAAAGGTTCAAAACAATAAGTGCAGAAGACATAATGTCTATTCCAACGTCTCTTACGAGAGGCAAAAGTGTATTCGCAAGTAACGCTGAACTTGCATTTGCAGTATAGGAAGCAATAAAAACAGCAAAGAACCCCGACCTCAGAAGGGTAAACTGAGTCAGTAACTCAACTGTACTGATAAGAAAGGGTTGATATTTCGTCTGTTTAGAAAAACAGAATAAACTTGTAGAAAGCCTATTGGTCACATGTATGGACCGGGGTTCGACTCCCCGCATCTCCACTAAAATGTTTAAAATCATTTATTTATGAAAAAATTTAGTTTATATAAAGTGGATAAAAACTGCATGATTGTTTACGACAAACTTGTGAGAGATAACATTCCAACTATCATAAAAGCTGGTGGTGGGAAATGTAAGTTCCACGTTGCTAATGACGATGAATTTCTCTTGAAATTAGTGGAAAAAATAGGTGAGGAATACGAGGAATTCGCAGAAAACCAAACTGTTGAAGAGTTTGTTGACCTGCTACAAATCTTGGAAAGAATAGCTAAATTAAAAGGTTGGAGTCTTGACGACATCAAGAAGGTTAAAAACGAGAAGAGAATAACTAAAGGTGGTTTCGAGAAAAAGATTATATTGGACAGTGCTACTGAAAAGAAATGATTAATACTATTGTAATATCAGACCTGCATTTAAGTAGAAAAGATTCAAATGTGAGTGAACTACTGGAACTCATAAGAAACACCCCATCAAAAACCCTTGTATTAAATGGAGATATTTTTGACCAGTTTGCTTTTTTTAAAGACCGGGGAAAACTCTATAAAACCGAACATCGAAAGGCGGTAAAACAAATAAGAGGCATCCTGAAGATAAGAAAAACCAAAATTATTTATCTTGTTGGCAATCACGATTATCTGGCGTTTCTCCTACTACCTTTTGGTTTTTTGTTTGGAATGAAAATAAGAAAAAGAATTGTTGTAAATGACATTCTTATTGAACACGGGGATTGGATTACCTTTTATCTTTGGCTAAGAAGAATTAAAAAGTCTGGTGATTATCACGAAAATTGTATTATATTTGCTAAAACAAAGAATAAAAGATTAGTGGTTGGACATTCACACCATCCAGAAGAATTAAGAGTTAATGATTGGGTTTATGATGAAGGGGATTGGGTTAAAAACAATACGTATTTAACCATTAATGGCGAAGTGGTGGAATTGGTAGACACGCTGGACTTAAAATCCAGTGGGCAGTAATGTTCGTGTGGGTTCGACTCCCATCTTCGCTACTAAAAATTTGATAAATGAAAAAATTAGAACTTATTAAAGACGGTAGACTGTTTACAGATGACATTGGTTTGGTAATCTTTTGGCAACCAATCATTAACAAGGTGACAGACCCCAAGGGAATTGTTTGTTATCGTACAAAAGATAATTCACCCATTGGGTTGTTTAGAATTTTGAAGAACGAATTTAATTACGAGGGTGAGGTTAAATTTGATGATGGGGAAGGTGAAGTTATTTTGGATATTAAAGGAAAATATGTGACAATTAAAGACTAAAGTTTGGTGGTATTGTCACAAATAAACAAAGGCGGGTGCGGTATCCCAACATCGGTGAAAATCGGTGACATGAGTTCAAGTCTCGCCACCAAATTTTTAATTAAAAATGATGTTATGGAAAACTTAGGACTCATACAGGCTAAACAACAGGCATTTCGGGATTGTTATATCCCACCTGCTTTGCGTGACAAAATAGAAATTGATTGGAAAAATTTAACAATTAGAAAACATGGCAGAAAAAATAATTGACCACCATTTGGGGAAAGAAATTGATAGTCATTACATTCTTGAATTAGTGAGAAGAGTTAGTAATGATAAGGAATTGGGTGCTAAAGTCAGAAGCTACGTAAATCTTGTTACCGCAGAAAAAATATGATGATGGAAGAAAACGAATTTAAATTGAATTTACCGAATCTCTTGGAAGGTTTGGAAGACGAAAAACTCGTACTCGTTGAAAATCTATATAATCAAATCAATTTTCACGACATCAAGCACAATAGGGTATTATTACAATTAACACCAGCAATACTTAGACATTTGGTTCATTATATCACAGATACCGGACAATATGGATGCTCAGTAATTCATGATAACTGGCGTGGATTAACACCGGAAAAAGTATTAGCATTGATTGATGTTGAAGAGGTTATTGCGTCATTAGACTTCTATTGTAGTGAGTTTATACCTCTTGCTGAAAAATATCTTAATCATCTTGATGCACAAGCAGAGATGGCAGTAAAATTTTCCGAGAACTATATTTTTAGTTTGATTGATAAGATACCGAAAGAAAAAAAGAAAGAGATATGGGAATAAATTGTTTCGGTAGTTCAGACAGCAGAGATTGTAAACCATTTAGTATGCAAGGGGTTGAACGAGTTAATTCAACACCCGACCCAACAAACTTTGTAATTCGCAAGAAAATAATCGTTAACGGATATCCTATTTTGATAGTACAATATCCCGATGTTCTTAATTACGAAGGGATAAAGATTCTCATGTATGAAAAGAACTTCGATTTGAATAAAATCAAAGACAGAATCGACCCACATTTTTTTAAAGAGGGAGATTCACCCATTGCCAGATTCGTACCAAATGAAGCCGGGATTGAATTAGCAAAGACATTAGCAAAAAAATTACCGTGATGAACACAATAATTATAATACTTTTAGTTGGGTTTCTGTTTGCTGCGGATTATACCGTACAGAAATCAGACCCGATTCATCTCGATTTAACTCCTGACCCCAAGTTGAGACGGGAAGTCATATACTTCGATAAAATCGAGATGCAGGAAGACGGTTATCCTGTTTTTACACAGGACTCCGTAGTAAATTATTATAAGGGAAAAGAAGAAGTATATGCTGAGGATTATTAAAGGCACGAAGAAAGTACCCAAGGAAAATTGTTGTGGTAAACGGGTAACACGAAGAGAAGCGAAAAAACTTATATATAAGAAAACTATGAAGAAAAACTCCAAGTGATGGAATGGTAGACGTGCTGGTTTCAAACACCAGTGCCTTCGGGCGTGTGGGTTCAACTCCCACCTTGGAGACAAATATTTACAGCTCATAAATGGCTCATTTACGGCTCATTTTGAGCCGATTTTGAGCTGCAAACGAACAATAAGTGAGCAGCAAACGGTGGTGGTTGAGCCACAACCAAGTATTTATTAGTAGATATGAACGAAAAATTCACAAAACGAAGAGAACGACTTTTACAAAAAGTAGCTGATTTCCTATGCATTATGTTGGAACTCGCAAGAAATGACCGGGAGTTTGACTTCTGGATGTGGAAGGCACTGAGTTTAGACTATTGGTGTGTTGAACGAAACATATTTTTAAATTAAAAACAATGAAAAAAATCCTTTACGCCTTGTAAATTGCTCTAATGCAATTGCAAGGTAAATGAAAGCAAAACAAATCGTAGACACCTCCGCTAATCGTGGAGAATTTAATCGTGCTTACAAGCACTACCTTGAAAAAACAGGTAAAATTCACTGTTCTTATTGCGGTTATCACAAAAACGAGAACAAAACCTCTAAATGGTACGGTGGTATCGTTTATGACGACATGGAAACTTGTTGTGGTAAAAGAAAAGGAACCAACACCAGATTTCCAAACTGGAAACTTGTTTCAAAGAATAGGAAACAATGGCAGAAAAAACCAATGGTGGTTACAAAAGAAAAAACACCTTGGAACAACAACATTTATATCGGCATCAAATGGTGATGTCGATTTTTATTGCGGGTTAGCTCAGTGGTAGAGCATTGGAGTCATAACCCAAAGGTCGAGGGTTCAAGTCCCTCACCCGCAACTAAATTCCAATACGTTAAACTTGAGTATCACTGTCAAAGAATGTGACCGTGCATATTTTGGTTTCAAAATCGAAATCAAGCGATTCGATATAAAGGGTATCTTTTAGTTTCAACGTAGCCTCATATACCTGAAATTTCCACGGTTCATCAGCAATATTCTTCTCAATTTCCTGTTCGACTTCATCACTTTGTTGATTGAATAACATGACTTTATATGTACCTTCGACACTATCGACTTTAACTAAGAAGTTTTCAACCCCCATATCATTCAACCAAAATCCAATACGCCAATTAACGAAAATATCTGACTCGCTAATATCCACATCAAAGTCTGATGAAAAAGATTTGAAATTATAAAAACCTGAGTTCGTTAATTCCTGACGGAACTTAAAGTTATCGTGTTCCATGACATAGCCTTCAGTCAATAGTTTCTGAAATTCTTCTTTAATAACGTTTTTAATTTCCATTAAATCCTCGATTTCATATAAATACTCTATGAATTCTAAAATTCTTTTATATCTTTGTGTGACAAAATAAAACATAAAAAGTGTAACAAAATGACAAAAATTGCGTATAAGTTATTTAGGTTGAGGAAAGATGGAACAATAACATCACTCTTCATTAACAAAACAAAAACACTTCCAGTTGGTGAGTGGATGAATGCCGAGAATTACCCAACCAATGGTTTTGCCAAGAGAATGGGTTGGCATTGCACGGCACAACCACATGCTCCACATCTTAAAATGGAGTTGAAGAGTGGTGAGAAAAGAGTTTGGAAGAAAGTGTTAATTGAAAACTACACGGAATTCCAAAGACCCGAAAACCAAGGCGGGTTATGGTTCTTGGCAGAACAAATGAAAATTTTAAACAACACTGAAGTTAAGGCATATAAATAATGAAAATCTTGGAAAAAATCAGTTGGAGTGTCTTGAACACTTACATTGAACAGAGTCTGATAGTTGCTAATAAGCATCCAGAATACGACTTGTGGATACTCAACTATTCACCTAAAGCTCAATCAAAGAAGTTTTGGGACGAGTACACTATGTCTTGTCGTGGAATGGTGATTGATGCTGATGGTAAAATTCTGGCTCGTCCTTTCCAGAAGTTCAAGAACTACGAAGAACACCTGCCATCGGAAATTGATATGTCGCAGCCATTCGTGATTTACGAAAAAATGGATGGTTCACTAATCATCGTGTTTTATTACGAACCACGTATGATATGGATTGTGGCTTCAAGAGGTTCATTTATCTCTGAGCAGTCAATCGAAGCAAAGAAAATGCTTAATATAAATGTGTTCAAACATTTGAATACAAATTGTACTTATTTATTTGAAGTGCTTTATCCTGAGAATCGTATTGTTGTGGATTATGGTGACAGGAGAGACCTTGTTTTACTTTCTGTAATCGTAAGTTCAACTGCTGATGAACTAAGTCATTCTGAAATAACTTCATTATATTCTAACTATTTCACTGTTGTGAAGTTGCACGATATAAAGAATATTAGGAACCTAAATGACCTCAAGGCACTTGAAGAAGATAATATGGAAGGATTTGTGATTCGTTTTGCAAATGGTTTCCGGGTGAAAGTGAAGTTCAGTGAATACGTTAGATTACATGGTATCTTGACAAATGTTTCCAACCTCACGGTTTGGGAACACCTGAGAGATAACTATGAGTTCGATGAATTACTGGACCGGGTTCCAGATGAGTTCTTTGACTGGTTGAAGAGAACCGCAGCTAAGTTAATTGCTGAATATGCTGAAATCGAAAGACGAGCATTACAGGAATTCATAAGAATCTACCATATTAATGATATAAAAGACCGTGCTTTGTTTGCTGAACAAGCAAAATCATCGGAGTATCGTTCAATACTATTCAAATTATATGATAGAAAACCATATGGTCAAATTATCTGGAAACAGATAAGACCAGTTTACAGTAAGCCGTTTAAGGATGGTTATGAGTATGTAACTTAAAGCGAAGAGAAATCTTCGCTTTATTTAGTATTTATAAAAAAGTTCTAAAATGAAAAACGATAAACAACGACTCCTTGAAGTCATGCAAAAAGTAAATCCAGATTTTCCAATGTCTGAAGCAGAAACCAATCCAACTAGATTGAATGCTCCAATAAGAAAAAAGATAAATCGTGAACTATCGGCTTTACCAAATTATCATGTTGGGATTCCACTCGATATAATTGAAAACATATTGAAGAAATATAATTTATTACTTCTTATGGAAGACAATACTCCTTGGGACGGCTTCATCACGGGTAGGGAAGGACAAGCAGACTTTACGCTTGGATATTTCGATACCGCTTATGAACAGAACGGATTAACAGCATATACACCAATAGAAAATGCAGCGTTAATCATGACTTGGTATAAAATGCAAAGTGGTAAATATGAAATAGTTACATATATTTCTTAAAATAATTATAAAAAATTGTAACATTTCCTTGTTAATTTCGTATTTATACAGTAGTTTTGCAATCACAAATTTTAACGAATAGAAAAAATGACAACTTTTAGCACATATTATCTTTATAAATCTTATAAGCAGATGCTTACAGGAATCGGGATAACTATGTCTAAAGGAATGGAATAAAAGTAATGACTTTATGACCACCAGAGGAACCCGATTCGAAAGAGTCGGGTTTTTTTTGTGAAAAACGTTTATTACCCGTGAAAGACTGTTATAAATTAAAAAGTTCTGTGAAAAACGTTTATTACCCCAAAGTTATTTGAAATGATGAAGATTTGAAAGCGAAATGAAAACCAATATAAAAGTTTATTGGAAAATGTGTGAAAGGTTTGAGTGTAACGATAGCATGGGCAACCATAAAAAGCGTGAGCAGAGGAAGGTTCTGACAGGCACGATGATTGGAAACACATTAGTAAGGTAAGTTAGTAGTTGAGGCAAGTAGTGGAGTGAGTAGACATATCGACTGCATTAGTAGCTCAGTTGGCAGAGCAAGGGAAAGCACATGCTATCAATAATCCCTGCGCACGGGTTCGAGTCCCGTCTGATGACCAACAGTCGATATGTGATGACCTTGTAGCTCAGTTGGTAGAGCCTCGCACTTTTAATGCGGAGGTCGTGGGTTCGAGTCCCACCGGGGTCACTTTTAGGGTTTTTTACTACTTTTTATCCAATGTCCCAAAAATAAAGTAGAACACGCACCCGTAGCAAAGGGGATATGCCTCTGGCTTTTAACCAGATGACGTTGGTTCGATTCCAACCGGGTGCACTAAAACTAAAATAATGGAAAGAGAAGAAATGATAGAATTTTTGCGTGAACACCTGACGGTGAGTATATCGACAAGTGTTAACTATGAAAGTCGTGGTCAGTATCTGAACAGTAGGGTTTCAATTAGCCTTGATGGTGAAGAAATCACAAGTGATAATGCTTCCACATTTATTCAGGATTAATTTAATTGGGAATGTTGGGTGCTGGAATACCTAAGAGTCTGTAAAACTCCCGCTTCGGCATGTAGGTTCGAGTCCTACCATTCCCACAATTGCCTTCATAGCTCAGATGGTAGAGTAGGAGATTCTTAATCTTCGGGTCGTGGGTTCGAATCCCTCTGGGGGCACAAGTATCGGCAAGATGGTAAGTGGGCGAAATCATGGGACTGTAAATCCCTCGTCATTCGACTATGCAGGTTCGAATCCTGCCTTGCCGACATTTTTTGGATTGGAAATTGGGATTAATTACATTAAAATAAACCCACTTTTTACCACCACCCTAAAATAATCTCTCCCCCCTTTTAGGGGGGGAGATTATTCAGGTGCATAAGCGAGTTTATAAAGTGGGGGGTATGGGGGTGTTAAGAATCATTCTAAATAAGAACTTTTATTTGGTAGTCTCATTTATTATTCGTAATATTGCACCTAGTTCGAATATAGTTTTCGGACAATAGATAAAATCATATGAATAAAAACAACAACGGAGACGTTGCGGAAGTACAGTACGCAACCTCCACAGAAAGGCATCTTGTCGATGCAACCCCAAACCCCAGATTATTGGAAACTCTTCGTGACATGGGTTACGATAACATTCAAGCAATTGAAGACGCTATTGATAACTCAGTTGATGCTGTTGTCAGAAGCATGACAAAAACTCCTAGAATAAACATCCAGACAAAGTTTGGTGCTGACGGGAGAGGTCGTATCGCTATCGTGGATAACGGTATTGGAATGACACAGGAAACCCTAATCCAAGCACTTAAACTCGGTTCCAACACCAATAAAGAACGTGATGGTGAACTTGGTTATTTTGGTGTTGGTCTTAAAGGCGCATCTATTTCATTAGGTCGTGGGTTTAAATTAATCACGAAACATACTGATGGCGATTATATGTGTGGTATTTTTGACCTCGATATCGCTATCAGGGAAAAATCATGGAAATTCGTTTCCATTGAAAAAGCAAACCCGGATGAAATCAAACATTTCAAAGAACTGGTTGGTCAACGTTCAACAGGAACTGTCTTGGAAATCTACAAACTCGACAGACTCTCCAATCGCAATAAGACCGCTTTTGATTCGGCACTAATTAAGTCGTTGGGAAAAACTTATCGTTCCTATATTTCAGGAAAGAATGGTGTTAAGAAAATACAGTTCACGCTGAACGACACCAAAGTGGAGATGATTGACCCAATGGGTGCTGATTTGAAAGGTACTATGGTTCTAAACAAGGGTATAACAAATCAGAAATATCAGTTTAACGTTGACGGACAACTGGCTGAAATCGTTGTAAGGTATTATTATGTTGATAGTGCTCTCGAAACCGAATATTCAACAGAGAAACTCAATGGTAGGAACAACGGTTTTTACGTAATGCGTAATCATCGTCAGATAATGCAAGCCGAAAGATTTGATTTCTCTGGTATTGATAAATATTCGAGTTGGTTGGGAAATTTCCGTGCTGAACTTATCTTCGATGGTAAGTATGACGAGGTTTTAAAAACAAACGTGATGAAAACCAGAATCATATTACCCCAGACTCTCACGGACCTCATGCAACCTGCCGTTACGGAAGCAGTTAAATACTGTAAATTGGAGAAGAAAAAGACAATGCCTGAATCAACTGATGATGTAGATGAAGACGTGTTGAAAAACACCAAGAGCATTGTGAAGCAGAAGAACGACAGCAAAAACACCCCAACGGTGTTGACTGATAAGAACGGAAACCCGATAAAAAGGGAAAAGGTTGAGGGTATTGAGGACGAACCGGAAATCGAAGACAAGGAAAAAAGGGAGAGGAAAAAAGAAGATAAGCCGAGAAAGAAAAAATCATTCAATAAGATTGATGTGGATTTCGTTAATTTCGGGGAAGACTCTTCATTCTTTTTCTCCCACCATCAGGGTAATGGAAAGTTCTTGCTTCGAATCAATGTGGACCATAACTTCTACAGGGAGTTCGCAAGACTCGACAGGCAGGGACAGAAATTCATCATCGACCTGCTTCATTCCTTCGCACTTGCATCCCGTCAGGAACTTTACAGTGATGACCTGAATCAAATCGATGAACTGGTACGCACTTGGAGTAACTTTCTACGCAGGGATTTGAATGGTAAAGAATAATCCATAATAAATTTAGGTTAATATTAATGGGAACCCGGACAGCAATGTCCGGGTTTTTTATTATGTATCATATCATTGAAGTGAGGTCTGACCTGACTTTCCGACTACAAAACATAATTTTTTGTTATTTTTATTTAATCTAATTAAAAATAGCTTGCATCTTAATTAAAATTGTTTTATATTTGAGCAAAATAACTTTATGTTTAAGTAAAATTAGTAATGGCTAAAAAGAAAAAAAAGGTAACAGTAGTTACCACAACAGTAACTAAAACCGAATACATTCCAACTAATGAGAAAACACATATCATTTGTGTACTTGATACTAGTGGTTCGATGTCTAGCATTATGTCGGATTCAATAGGTGGATTCAACACATTTTTAAAACAACAAAGAGAATTACCTGATGACGCAACAATTACCGTTGCACTCTTCGATGATGGATATGAACTGCTTTACGATAATGTAGATATTAAAAAAGCAAAAGACCTTACTAGTAAGGAATGGTATCCAAGAGGAATGACTGCACTCTATGACGCTATCTGTAAAACAATTAATATTGATAAAGCAAAACTTGCTAAACTCGGTGTTGAAGCACCAGCCAAAGTTCTGGTATGTGTAGTAACTGATGGACTTGAAAACCGTAGTACTGAATACACTCTCGAAGACACCAAGAAATTAATTAAAGAATGTGAGAAAGACGATTGGAATTTCGTTTATCTCGCAGCTAACCAAAATGCTTTTGATGTTGGTAGTGGGTTCGGTATTAGTTATGGAAACACAGTAAATTATACCGCAAGTGCTGCTGGAGTAAGAAAAATGAGTAAAACACTTAGTAACGTAACCGCAAGTTATCGTGGAATGAGTGTCGATAATGTAAGTTTCTCAATGGATTCCAAGAACCTAGTTCAAGAAGACGATGAAGAGTCAGATGTTGTTAGCGATACATTGACAACTACTGACACAAAAGAATAAAGATTTTTTTCTGTTTTTTGTATCAATTTCCGTTTTTTGGGGGGAGCTTTTGGCTCCCCTTTTTCTTTAATTATTTGGCTGCTACATCATTGAAAAATCGCCAGAAATTTTAATTAAAAATTAACGAAAAATACTCAAAAATTTTGGCGATTTTTCCAACAATCCTTGTATTTATGCTTGCCAATCCATATATTTACACTCATAAAAAACTATAAAAATTTATTATATATATGACCCAAAATTCTAAGGAAACTTACACAAAACAAGAAGTACAAAAAGCAACCCTAAACTATTTTAATGGAGACGAATTAGCAGCCGATGTCTGGGAAAGAAAATACTGCTTAAAAGATGAAGATAATTATTACGAACTGACTCCCGATGACATGCATCGAAGAATCGCCAAAGAACTTGCGAGAATCGAAGCAAAATATCCGAATCCACTTACTGAAGAAGTGATTTATGAATCTCTGAGGAAATTCAAAAGAATTGTTCCACAGGGTTCACCTATGTCGGGTATTGGAAATAATTTTCAAGTCGTTAGTCTATCTAATTGCTTTGTAATTGGTAATGATGGTGGTGGAGACAGCTATGGTGGAATCATGAAGATTGACCAAGAACAGGTTCAACTCATGAAACGCAGAGGCGGTGTTGGTCATGACCTATCACATATTCGTCCCAAAGGAAGTCCCGTAAAGAACAGTGCAATCACCAGTACAGGCATCGTGCCCTTCATGGAAAGATACTCTAATAGTACCAGAGAAGTGGCGCAGGACGGGCGCAGAGGTGCGCTTATGTTGAGTGTGTCGATAAAGCACCCAGACAGTGAAGATTTTATCGATGCCAAGATGATAGCTGGTAAGGTAACTGGCGCAAATGTTAGTGTGAAATTAACTGATGATTTCATGAATGCTGCACTTAGCGGAACATCTTTCTTACAACAATATCCGATTGACAGCAGCACTCCAAAATATAGTAAAGAAATAGATGCTCAGAAACTCTGGAAAAAGATTATTCACAACGCTTGGAAATCAGCAGAACCCGGTGTGTTGTTCTGGGACAAAGTAATATCGGAAAGTGTGGCTGATTGTTATGCTGACATAGGCTTCAGAACCGTAAGCACCAACCCCTGTGGGGAAATCCCATTATGTCCTAACGATAGTTGTAGACTACTCGCAATTAATTTATATGGATATATAATGGACCCATTCACACCAGATGCCCAATTCAATTGGGCAGCATTTAAACGTGATGTAATTATTGCCATGCGTTACATGGATGATATTATTGACTTGGAACTCGAAAAGATTGATGTTATTATAGGTAAAATAAAATCAGACCCTGAAGACGAATTCATTAAACTCTATGAACTCAATCTCTGGGAAAAAATTAAGGAGAAAACTATTCAGGGTAGAAGAACTGGTTTGGGTGTGACTGCCGAAGGCGATATGCTTGCTGCTCTGGGTTTGATTTATGGTACTGATGAAGCCACTGATTTCAGTGAAGAAGTACATAAACAATTGAAACTGAATGCCTATAAATCTTCAGCTATTATGGCTAAAGAACGTGGTGCTTTCCCGGTTTTCGATTTTAAACGAGAAAAAAATAATCCATTTATCGAAAGAATCAAACAAGAAGATTTCGAGGTCTGGGTAATGATGCAACACTATGGACGTAGAAACATTGCGCTTCTCACCATCGCACCAACTGGTACTGTTTCTATTGAGACACAAACAACATCGGGTATTGAACCAGTATTCCTCCCCGTATATAAAAGACGTAGAAAAATTAATCCACAAGAAAAAGACGTTAGAATTGACTTTGTTGACCCAGAAGGAATTGCTTGGATGGAATATCAAGTATTTCATCATCACTTCGAAACGTGGTTGAAAATCAATAACTATGATGTTAATGTGGTTAGAACCATGAGTGATGAACAGGTGGATGAAGTAGTTAAGAAGTCACCATATTATAAAGCGACATCAGCAGATGTTGATTGGGTTAAGAAAGTCGAGATACAGGGTAGGTTACAAAGACATGTTGACCACAGTATTTCGGTAACAGTAAATCTTCCCGAAGACATTGATGAAGAAACCGTATCTAAAGTTTATGAAACTGGCTGGCGTAGTGGTTGTAAAGGAATCACTGTTTATCGTGATGGTAGTCGTAGTGGGGTGCTGATTTCAAATAAGGAAAAGGAAGAAACATATAAAGAGAATCATGCACCGAAACGTCCAAAAAGATTAAAAGGGGAAATTCATAGGTTCCAAAATAACTTGGAGAAGTGGATTGCGGTTGTTGGCTTAAAGGATGGGAGACCATACGAAATTTTCACAGGTAAACATGAGAATGGTTTAGCTAACTTACCTGCAAATGTGAAGGAATGTGAAGTCGTAAAAAACATCGTTGAAATTGACGGGAAACGAAATAAAAGATATGATATTGAATACGTAGATAGTCAAGGAGAAAAACATGTACATGAGGGATTGAATCATGCGTTTAATCCAGAATACTGGAACTACGCAAAGTTTATTTCCGGTGTAATGAGACACAGAATGCCACTCGTATATATTTATGACCTTATTGATTCATTGACTTTCAGTGAAGACCATATTAACACATGGAAAAACGGTGTTGGACGTGTGATTAAGCGATACATTAAAGACGGTGTGAAGGGCACAGGTGTTTGTCCTAGTTGTGGTAGCGAAAACCTTGAGTATAAGGAGGGTTGCTTGACTTGCATGAGTTGTGGTAACAGTAAATGTGGTTAAAAATTTTTTTTTGAGTATTTAGTTAAAAAGTTCTTTGAATTCTCGAAATATTGTAATATATTTGCTTTCTATAATTAAGCAAATTAAAAAAGATTGAAATAATTGTAACATTTTTTAAACGACCTTCGTATAAGAAATGTTTATTGAAAAATAAATAACTGTAAATAAATTCTAATGAAATGAAAAAACACGTAAAAATTGACGAGAACTATTTTCTCACAACCCAAGAGATAAATAGCGAGGTAACAGTAGAGGTTGCCAAAAAAACAAATCACATTTTCGTAGTAGACGTATCTTACTCGATGTACTACGACCTCCCAAAAATCAAGACCCAATTAAAGAACAAACTATCCAACGTAATGAGGGATGGTGATACAATTTCCATTGTATGGTTCTCCGGTAGCCGTGATTGTGGAGTCCTCAAAGAAGAAGTCGAAGTTAAATCACTCAAGACACTCAGTGACCTGAATGATGCAATTGACAGGTGGCTACGCCCCGTTGGATGCACGGCATTTGGAACCCCACTTGAAGTGGTTCATGAAATTATTGGCAGAATCAGTGCCAACCGTCCCGATACCGTATTCTCAATGATTTTCCTTACCGATGGTTATAATAACGACTGTCCTTGGAATCAGGTGATTTCAGCACTTGCTGTACTTGAAAACGAACTGGCTTCAAGTACTTTTGTTGAGTATGGCTACTATGCTGATTCACGTAGGATTACCGAAATGGCTTCCATCGTTGGTGGTGAGAAAGTCAGTACTTCGGACTTTGACGAGTTCGAACCCGTTTTCGATGCCAAGATTTCCTCAGAAATTCTGGGTGGAAAGAAAACTATCGCTTATATTCCTGATGCTCATTTGTATGATTTTGCATTCAGCGTAGGAAACGATGGTAGTGTATTACTATATAATATAGGTAATGGTGAGATTCTTGTGAACCAGAGCGTGAAGGAAGTCCATTACTTCACATCATCTGCTGTTGGAAACGAACATGCACCAACCACAAGCCTCTATGCAGCAATTTATGTGCTTGCTGACAAACTTCTGAATGACGATGCTGAGAAGATATTCTACGCACTTGGTGACAACCATTATTACGGAATGCTGGTTAACGCATTCGGAAAGCAAAAACTCAATGCTTTCAAAACCGCAATTAAAGAATGCGTTGCTGACGCAACCAAAAGATTTCCTGCTGGTCAATCAACAATTCTTCCGGTTTCCGATGACGCATATTGCCTTATGAATCTCATTGAGGACTTGGGTAATACCGAAGGATGCCTGTTCTACCCAAACCACGAAGATTTTAATTACAAAAGGATTGGGGCGAAACGTGTTCAACGTGGTGAAGACCTCAGTGCTGCTGACAAGAAAAGATTAGCTGAAGCCAAGGACGTTACGGAAATCACCAAGATTACCGAGGAACTCAAGGAAAAGAACGTTAAGATTGATTTCGTGAACAGCAACCCGGAGAGAGGTTATCGTTTAACCGATTTGGTTTGGAACAGTGAACGTGCAAACCTCAGTGTTCGTATCGTTATCGATGGTGAAGTAACACTTCCAGAGAACAAGTTCAATATTGACAAAGTATCTTCATACAAATACAACACCTTCACAATTGTGAAAGACGGTATTGTGAACATCAAAAAACTTCCAGTATTATTCAGACCAGAACTTCACAACATATTGGTGAAGAACGGGGTTGGTTTCACAATGGATAAAGAAGTTTGTGTTATTGACCTAACTTCAATTCCTTTGGTTAACAGGGGTATGGTGAAAGCAATTTCAGCCGTCTCATTAGCTGAGAAGGAATGGGAACTCGTGAAATTACAGGGTGATAAGAAAGTCTATGACTTCTATCGCAAAGAGTTGTTTCCAAAAACCAGTAAGTCATTTATTGATATGCTGGGTGAGGAAGCTGCTGCTTGGCTCAAGACTATTGGGGTTACCGATTACAACGGGTTTGCACCGCTTACCGATGCTGCGGAATCAACAGATTTTTATATGTCGGTGAACCTCGCAACCAAAATCAAGGGTCTGTCAAGTCTACCGAAGGTAGATGATGTCCTGAAGAAAATCGAAAGTGGTGCTCCACTGAAACTTAATGAATATGTGATGGCTGATGCCCTGAGAAAATATCATGCTCAAAAGGAATCTGACTTATACACGTCATTGAGTGAAGAACAACAGAAAGGTGTTCTTAAGACGTATCTGGAAACCAAATCAGATATCTTGAATAAGCAGAGAAGGAAAGTGTTGCAGGAAATCGCTGAGATTAAGTTCGCACTTATCTTGTCTAAGAAGTGGTTCACTGAGTTCACGTCATTTGACGAGAATACTTTGAATCTGACTCTCGATGGGCAAGATTTAATCATCACCTTCGATTTAAACGAAAAAGAAGTTAAGATTTAATCTAGTCGTAATAAGTTGATAGTTAAACAATTAAAACCCCGGAGAGAAATTTCCGGGGTTTTTTTATAAAATATGTTGCATTTAATGTAACATTTTATACCTTTGCTTCGTAATTATATGCATTATGAGAGATAAAACAATACCTTATGTGGGAGAAAAACTTTACATGGTTTTACATGGAGTTTTTATGAACACTGGCTCAATAGTAAGCCGAGTAGCTAATAGTGTAGATGTTTTAGCTAGGATAAATGATGAAGATTTTTCTGATGAAGACCTAACTAAATGGCACGAAATAAAAGCGATTCTTAAATCAGAAGAAGGGAGTTATGCTAACAATATTAATAATCTGGATGAAGTTCAATGTAATGAGTTTCTTGAAAAAGTTCTCTCATTATTTGTTGCTCAAAAATGGTGAAAAATAAAAATAATTGAAAAAAGTTTGGAATTATTGTAACATTTTATACCTTTGTTTCGTATTTAGATGAAACACGTAGTTTAATATTATAATAAAATGAAAACCTTAGTAGTAAATATTACCAGTTCGGGAACGACAGATAGTCGCAACGGGAATGGTATATTCTGTTCATTCGGCAGAAATATTGCGGACGAGGGTTTTGGGGTAAAGAGTGGTAGCACAGAAGGCTAAAACAAAAATTACCTAACACAAACAGAACCCGGCATCCGAAAAGATAGTCGGGTTTTTTGTTTTAGGTTCTTTACATGTCGGGATAGTTCAGTTGGTTAGAATGCTTGATTGGTATTCAAGTAACATCGGTTCGAATCCGATTCTCGGCTCAAATAGGTTGGCAAGCCTATATTTATGATTATAGTTCTACAGACCTATAATCACGTTCATTGACGTATTGGAATTTTGTCGGGTTGGTCGAGTGGTCAAAGGCAACGCTCTGCAAAAGCGTACAATCGTGGGTTCGAATCCCACACCCGACTCTATTTGTCACAAATTTACACTATTTTTGTGACAAAATAAGTGAATATTGTCCTGTAGCTCAGTTGGTTAGAGCATCAAACTGATAATTTGGAGGTCGGTGGTTCAAATCCACTCAGGACAACAATTGGAGGAATGTCCGAGTGGTTTATGGTGGCGGTCTTGAAAACCGTTGAGCGGGGTGACCCGCTCCGTGGGTTCGAATCCTACTTCCTCCGCAAAGCATTTGGTGTTAAGTACCCATCAACGTTTGGCTTATAATTACCTAATGGTTAAAAGGGTACATATTGATTGAAATATTGGAATAAGAGGTTATGTGTCATGACACGCCTCTGGGTGGTTCGAAGCCATCTCAATCAGCAAATCGAGAGATGAAAACGTAAAGTCTCTCGTAATCACTGAACACATTTAGTTAACGATTTGTGTCTGGTGGGATTCAGGGTTGCGTAAGATGCTGCCCTCAATGTTCTGTTTGGGATGGAACTGTACCCGTGATTGGCAACACGGAAATCATTTCATTCTCTGAGACATATAACATGGCAGTCGCAATACTGTCGGGGTGCGTGAGTAGGAGGCTCACACCTGAATCCATTTTTTGCATCGGTAGCTCAGTGGTAGAGCGTTTGTCTGTTAAACAAAGGGTCGCAGGTTCAATCCCTGCCCGGTGCGCAAATCAGAATGTCGGCAAGGTACAGCCAAGAGTACAGGATGGGACGCAGGTACGATGGAAACTAAGACTGCGTGAATGCTTGAAAATAAGAAACCGCTTTCAAGTTCGTATGTTCTGATTATAATAGGACGGGTTGCACGAGAGCAATTCGGGTAACTTCTCTTACACACGGGAGAATCCTATTTATGGTGCGGTAGCTCAGTTGGTAGAGCATCGGACTGAAAATCCGAGTGTCGCCAGTTCAATTCTGGCTCGTACCACAATTAAGAACCTGTATTGCGTATGGTGTAAGTCCATGCAGGAAAGCACGTCTTCCGTGGAGGGAGAAAGAGTCTGGAAACGGGGTAACCAGATATGCGCAATCAATTACCACCCATAGGTCACTCGAATGATTAGACCTCCTGTAACTTGCAGGTGAGTGGAAAGACACTCAGTAAAAAGTCGAGGCTTGCAGATGTAGCTCAATTGGTAGAGCGTGAGATTTCCAATCTCAAGGTTGTGGGTTCGAGTCCCATTATCTGCTCCATAAGGTCCGAGGGAGTCCTTTGAAGGAATAAATAACCTGTCCCTCTCCACGCCTTCTTCGCATAGTGGACGATTGCACCGGATTTGTAACCCGGTTTCTTCGGAACACGTCAGTTCGAATCTGACAGAAGGCTCTCAGACCCAAACAGTGCTCCCCACGCCTCTGAAGTTCAAGCGCATCTGGGTTGCCTCTTGGAATGCCCACCCGTAGTACTGCGGGTGGTTTTTTGACCCGTAGCTCAGTTGGTCAGAGCAGCAGACTCATAATCTGAAGGTCGTGGGTTCAATCCCCTCCGGGTCAACATTTAGTATTTATATAAAATTAATTATCTTTGCATTATGGAATATATTCATTTAAAAACGGGTTACGTCTACGAAGTACTAACAATGGACGCTACCAACAAAACAACTCCCCAAGACGGTCAAAAAATGGTAATCTACATCGGTGAAAAAAAAGATGGGTCGAATAAAAAGGAGATTTATGTTAGAGAACTTAAAGAATTCAACGAAAAATTTACATCAAAGAAATAAATTCCTCCGTAGCTCAGTTGGTCAGAGCAGTAGACTGTTAATCTATTGGTCGTAGGTTCAAATCCTACCGGGGGAGCAAAATTAATGTTTGTTTTATTCATTTTTTTGATTATCTTTACACGATGTGTTTAGTTATGTATCCAGAAAGACCAACAATAAGTTGGGAAGAATTTGCTGCTCAAGTCAGTGAACGTAGATTTATGTTAATGAAAAAACATGGATTTACGAAATATTCAAATGAGGGTTGGAAATTCTTTAAAAAATGGTATCATGATTTTTATCCACAAAGAAAACTTTATTATTAAAACAAATTATTATGATGAGACACGGAAGCAGGTCAATTACTGTTAAAAAATCGGACTTGATTACCAAAATCAAAGAGAACAAAGAAAATCACATCGTTGAGTATGACAAGGCAGTTGTTGCTTACAAAGATGAAGCACTCCGTCAGTTAAGAACACAACTCGAAAGGGTTGAAGCAGGTTCATTGAACGCTCAACTGGATTTAATTACTCCAATCAACAATGCTGATAACTATGATAAGATTATCGAAATGTTTGAATGGGAAGTTGAAGAACTTGTGGTTCTGGAACAAGATGAATTCCAAGAATATGTTCAGGACACGACTGATTTTGCAGTGAAAGCAAGAATGTCTAACGCTGCATATTTCGTTCAGTAAGAACTAAATGGCTGGATGTGCTGTGAAAGCATTCTGAGGATACTCGGAATGTGAGTTGAGATGAGGATGCTATGGTTGACCTTCGAGACAAGTAACGGATAACACATCATCGCCCTGTGCCGATGCATTGTAAAACTTGAACGCACTACAGAGTAGGGATGATAACGGGTGTCCTTACCAGCCATTTTTAAATAAGAAATTATGGAGAAAAGGAAAGAAAGATTAAGAGAATTAAGACACCAAGCATATAATGCTGAAGACATGTTGGATGGATGTTTTAATGAGAAAGAGTTCCCTGAAATACCACTAATTAATATTGAATATGTAAAGATACTCGCTGAATTAAATGATTTTATTAAATTATTGGATTCACTTATTGGAGATTAAATTTACATTGGATAAAGAATAAAATGTTATGGTAAGAGATACATCAATCGAAGTATATCATCAAGTAGAAGCAGAAGGATTACTTTCCAAAAGAAGATTCCAAGTCTATGAGTGTTTATTTAAACACGGTCCGATGACTCAAAATGAGACGTTTATAAAAATTAATCTAACTGCAAATAATGTTGGAAGGAAAGAATTGGCACAAGATTCCATAAAACCAAGATTTGCAGAATTAAAAGAACTTGGTGTTATTAGGGAAACGGGGAAAAGACCTTGTAAAATAACCAACAGAAAAGTCTATGAGTGGGATGTTACAAGTAAATTACCTAATAAAGATTTAATTATTAGAAAATCAACTAAAGAAAAAAAAGAAGAAATTTTAAACGATATTGCTGAACTTGGAAAAGAACTTCCTGATGATTATAAACAAGATTTACGTTATATTTATCGTAAAATAGAAAAATTTTAAACATGGAAACCGCAGATATCGAATATCGTTATATTTCCAAGGGGGAATTTTTAAGTTTTACTGGAACAACTCGATATCCCGATAATATGTCATTAAAGGAAATATATGAACAAGTCGTCAAGGAACATCCAGAACATGACATTATTTTTTCATCGTTTAAATTCGATAATCTTCTTTATATTAGAGACTTAATTTACATTGGATAATAAAAACAAAACATTATGAAAATTGGCGAGTATAGAATTATCCCACAAGGAACTTGGATTTGGTCAATTGCATTGCAAGAAACAATTGCAATTCAAACTCACGCTGTCGTTAAAATAACAAACACCATTATTGATGACGATGATTATTTTTATGGCACTTTACAAATACAACATTTTAGTCCAAATCCTCTGATTAATAATTCATTCAGTGATAAAACCAATGGAGAAGTTGGGGTTTCATTTAAAATAACACATAAATATGACACAGAACTTCCTTTTTGTGGGTGAAGAACGCAGTCCAACTGCAATCAGAATGGGTGTAACTTGGAAAGACCGAAGACTTGCAGCAGCGCATCTTTCAAAAGCAACAGATGCCCTTGGAATCCCGTGGGATGAATGTACCTTCCTGAACGTCTACGAGGACGATATAGAGGACATTAGGTTGTTTGAGGGTATCGTAGTGGCAATGGGTAGAAAGGTCGAGAAAGAGCTTAAAAAGCATCAAATATCGCATGAATACATTCATCACCCCGCAGCACGTGGGAAAATTCGCATAATTGAGAACTACAAGACACATGTAAGGGAACAACTGGAAGGTTGTTTAATGTTGGTTTGAGTATTTATTTTAGAAATGGACATTAAAAAAATCATTAACGAAATTATTGAAGACCTACATTCTTCAAATAAAATATCTGAAATCATTACTAACTTAATTGAAAAGTGGAGAAAAGAAATTGGGTCCACGTGTAAAGATATTAATCATGGTAATTGTACAGAATTTGCTAATGATTTAAGTGATGAATTAAAGAAAATTGGTATAGAACATAAAGTTTTATATGTTGGGGATTTTGATGATGAATCTGATGTCCTTAAATATACAAAAAAATTGCCACCCAACCTGTCGTGGTTTTATAACACATATCACTCTTGGATTTATGCTGATGGTAAACATTATGATGCAGAAGCACCAGAAGGTGTTGATGATATGTTTGATTTACCCTCGTTTAGTGCTGAAAATGAAGCAGACTATATGAATCAACTACGGGCACATGAGTGGGAATCATATAATAGGTTTAGTGGTTATACGTCAAAAGAAGCTGAAGTGGAAGCGTATCAAAAATGGTTAAAAAATGTTTGGTCACGTAACCATCCAAATTGGGAATAAACTTTTGTTTATTGTATTTATGTGAAAAAGAAATCATGGGAAATTTTTTAAAAAAGGTTTGGGGTGGTTTTAAATATCATTTCTTTAACTTCATTAGTGCATCGTGGTTTGTAATTCTTGCAATCTTAATTGCAATAGCAGTTTTCTATATTTTTGGGTTCACAGCAGCAATGATTACTGGCTTCAGTATTGTAGGTGGTGTTATTCTATACGTTGGTTTCCGTCAATTATGGTGGCTTATTTGGGGGTCTGCTGAAGGAGACTACGCAGGTAGATTGGGATGGTTCAAGAGATTAATCATTAAGATTTTTCCAAAATTAAAGAAATGAGGATAAGAATCAAAAAAGGTAGACACTATCCTTATTTGATACCCATCGCATTTCCATTCTGGGTGAAGAAAAATGAAGGTAGTTTCAGAACAGCCAAATTCATGTTTACAGATTCCTGCATGTTTGACCTTGGAGACGAAGACCAATGGGATGTCAACAAGTTATTTGGGTTTAGTATTGGACATCACCATGAATGTTCGTCATTTAGATTTGGTTGGAGACCACTTTTAAATAACAGGACAATCGAAATCGTGGCTTATGAATATCATGATGGATGGCGACTGAAAACGATGTCGATTTGTAAAATTCAATTAGATAAATGGTATAAATTCAGAATCGGATATCTACCATACATTAATAGAACCCAATATCTGATAATGGATGAAGAAACAGATAAACTCATTAAAGACAGAGAAATCTATGAATTCAGTAATGAAGTGAAATTGGCAAAAAAATCTGGGTTGGGGTACACCCTTGGAGTTTATTTCGGTGGGAATGAAAAAGCACCCCAAGACATAACTATATACAAAAAGCACAAATAATGGCTGAAGATAAATTAATTATTGGGATATATGACCCAGATGCAACAAATGATATTGCATACTTTTATATTGACGAGTATAATCTTGCCGTAACATATTCATCAAATAAAGGAATTGGTGATGCAATTGGTCGCACAACAGATACATACATAATTTATGATGACCCAGAATTAATTGACGGAATCGTAAATCTTTGGCAAAAAAGACCAGAATTTAAGAATAAATTAGTGGGGATTAGACATCCTGATTACGTGGAAAATGAAGATAAAAAGTGGTATCAACTCGGAGCAAGAATGAGTCGTGACCACTACATTTACACACTCGTTGCCCTGAAGATATGGGAACAAAGAACAGGTAAAAGACATCCGAAACTCGAAGAAATTGTTAAAGCCACGCCTTTTGGGATAAGAAAAATGGCAAGATGGACACTTGGTTTAATTCTTTGGAGTAAGGCAT